TACAGTTGGAAAACAGTTTTAGAAACTTTTGAAAATAAAGGTTTATCTGAATATGAAGCATTAATGAATGCTAGACTTGCACGGATCTTAACAGTTAATGATTATGACTTCAAAAAACGAAAACCAATCCCATGGACTCCCACCTCCAATTACCAAGTTAACGTATGAACAGGATTTTAGATTAAGAATGATCCATGATTCGTTAACAAACCCTAAAACACGTAAAGAAGATATTATTACGGTGTTTATGGCACTACAAGAACAGAATTTTGTACTTGGAAATTCACTCACAAATTTAGTTAACAAATGGCCAAAGGTCCATCCTACTATCAACGAGGCTCTACCGATGTTTGGAATTTTATTAGAGAACAAAAATTAAACTTCCACCTCGGTAATGCTATTAAATACATCTGCCGTGCAGGTTTTAAAGGTAGTAAAATAGAAGATTTAGAAAAAGCAATCCATTATTTAGAAAACGAACTCCACCATGAAAAAAAGCTTTATATCCAAACAAGCGAAGGAATTCAGGACAAAATACAATCTAACGAATTCAGCGGATCGTACCAAACGCTCGTATCAGAAAAATCTGATTGTTGAGGAATTTAAAGAATTTCTAGAAGCTGAAGGTTTTTTGTTCATGCATGGTAAGAATCACCAGGAACATGCATTAAAAGAATTAGCAGATTTAGTATACGTATGTTACCAATATGCTGAAAATATGGGTTGGTTTTTAGATGAAGCTTTAGATCGTGTACATAAAAGCAATATGTCCAAACTTGACGAGAATGGTAATCCAATATATCGTGAAGATGGAAAGGTTCTCAAAGGGCCGAATTATAAACCACCAAACTTAGAAGACTTATTTTAAATGACTGCTGAACTTATATCTCGCACTGGTCGGGTCCAATCATGGTTGGATAATCCAGAATCTAGGCTTCCCGTTTCGTGCACCGTTTTCGTCGTTGAAGACTCAATGGAGGGACCAGAAGGTATAGAAGCTAGCTGGAGGTTTGCTAGTCATGCACTTCGCCTAGGGGCGGGGTGTGCTATTCACCTTTCAAAACTGAGACCACGAGGTGATGAAAATGGAAAAGGCTTAGTAGCCAGTGGTCCAGTATCATTTGCAAAAATCTACTCAGCATTAAATGAAACACTTAGAAGGGGTGGGCATTATAAGAACGGTGCGATTGTTGCCCATCTTGATATTAACCACCCCGATATTCTTGAGTTCGTGCAGCTTCCAAGGGCTGATGCTCCGTGGATTAAAAGATGCGTCGATCTCGATACCGGACTCTGGAACAGTACAGACTCCAGAGTTAAAGATGCCATCCTCTATGGAATCAAATCCGGTGACATCTGGCTTAACAAAATAAAATATCAAAACGGACAAAGAATTTATGGAAACGTGTGTCTTGAGGTTTACTTGCCCTCACGAGGAACTTGCTTGCTCCAGCATGTTAATATGTCAGCCTGTGAACCACGGGACTTACAAAAAGCTTTTGCTCAAGGTATGTCCGAGTTGTGCGATCTCCATGGCAGAACAGGTGTTGGAGGGACTGGAGAATACCTACCCTCGGATACGGATAGGCAAGTCGGACTCGGAATGCTTGGCTTATCCAACTTCCTCAGACGTCAAGGAGTAACTTATGAGGATTTTGGATATGCATTAGAAGAAATAAATAAAGGCATACCCAATACTAATCAAGAAGCGCATGATATTGCTTGGAATTTAAAACAAGCTATTGAAGGTGCTGCTTATATTGCTCGTCAACATAAAATGGATAGAGCTTTTGCTATAGCTCCTACTGCCTCTTGTTCATATAAGAGTCAAGATCTGGATGGTTATACAGCCACACCGGAAATAGCACCTCCAATAGCACGTTCTGTGGACAGAGACAGTGGTACTTTTGGAGTAGAACATTATGAATACGGCGAAGTTGAGATCGCCTCGGAAGTAGGATGGGACGCATACAAGCGTGTAGCAGACCAACTGATGATAATGCTCGACAATACGGGACTTCTTCACGGGTACTCATTTAACTCATGGTCAGATGTGTGTACTTATAACAGACAGTTTGTTGAAGAGTGGTTACTTTCACCTCAAACCTCCCTCTACTACAGCCTTCAAGTGATGGGCGACGTACAGGATAAGAGCGATGCGTATGCAGCATTAGATAAAGCCGAAGTCGATGATTACTTGCAGGACATTCTCGGAAACGAGCCAATAACCTGTGACTGTCAAGAATAATGAGACAACATCCTTATGATAAATTATTTGACCGCAAACGTAAGTGGTCACCCGTAAAACCTACCGCTGGAAAGCTTAAAGAAGGTGCCGAAGAAACCATCCTCCGTGCTCTCTCAATACGCCATATGGAGCTCCCTGTTGGAAGCTTCATTAGTGAAGGCTTGGAGAAGAGTGTTCCCGATAATGCCAGAAAACTCCTTGAATCGAATGTTGAAGATGAGGAAAGGCACGACCTCGCATTGGGATATATAGCAGATGTACATAATGTTAATGAAAAAGATGAGAAGGAGGGGAAGTTATTAAGAGATGCTTGGATTAACCATCCCGACCATACCGTTCTTAAAGCACTTGTCGCAGAGCGAGCTATCTTCTTTGTTCTTCTCCCTTTCTTTAGGTTTAATGGCGATCCTGCTCTTCGCACAGTATCAGCAGACATCAGCCGAGACGAACAGATCCATGTTGCAAGTAATACTCTTGTATGTACAGAGCTGGGTCTTTCTGCTTCTCCTTCTTTGGATAAACTTAGGAAGGCCACAATTAACTGGGTTCTTCAACCCCTAGGTATAAATACCTACGACAAATATTTGGACAAAAAATTCTGGCTGGATGCAAGCGATCGCTTAATGTATGAAGGTAGAGCCCCAGAGTTTTCTGACACTAAGCGCGCACGTATGCCCGCATTTTTTGAACATGCCAACACAAATCTCCCTAAATACGCTTAAGCTACACAACGAAAGAGTTGATGAATTGTTTAAGCAAGTAGAGGACAATTTTAAATGGAACCCTGTCCACCCAAAGGAGGAACTACCCTCCATCATGTACCGTGCTGGTCAAGCTAGCGTGGTAGAATATATACGAAACTTATTAGAGGAGGATGAATAAACAATGTGTTTAAGCTCACCCAAACCACCTCCAGCTCCTCCAAGGATGAAGCCAGCACCTCCAGTCAAACCTCCTGCTCCTCCTCCAGAGATTCCTACACAGGATAGAATGGATGATGAAGAGACAGAAAAGAGTAAGATATCCACAAGGAAAAAGAAAGCTCTTGAGATTAAGAAGACTAAAGAAGGTGTTAGAACTCTTGGTGCGATAGATCCAACAGCAGCTCTCAATCCAAATGTAGGGCAAGGATCATCAACAGGTATTAATACACCAACTTAATAGGAGGGTATTATGTGCCTAACAGGTGGGAATCCGGGTTACGAATATAAAGAACCCAAAAGAAATGTATGGGAAAGCGAGTACGAAGGACCAGCTCCTAATACTGTAAACAATAAAATAATTGGTGAAGGTGGTGACTATAGCCAAGAAGCTACTAAAGGTGAAAGACCTAAAAGAGCTAAGCTGAAGCCAGCTAAACAATCAGAAAAAATAGTATCATAAAACAATGTGTTTAGGAACAACAACAACAAGTCCAACAGCAACTAATACTATCAATTGGGGCAGAGGACCATGGGATGAGAGACCTCCTATAATGGTGGGTGATCCAGAACCATCTATGCAGAAGGGTAAGAATGTTTCATCTACAAATAAAAATAAGGGTGCATTAAAAACACCTAAAGCTCAATCTAGTAAGACAACAGGCGGAGCATACTAATGAAAGCACGTGATAGATACACTCAGTTAACCCGTGGTAGAACTCAGTTCCTTCATACCGCAGTTGAGTGTTCTAGATTAACGCTGCCTTATCTTATACAAGAAGATCTTAGTTCACGACCTGAGCATCAGAAATTACATACACCTTGGCAATCAGTAGGAGCCAAGTCAGTGGTCAACTTAGCGGCAAAGCTTATGCTTGCATTGCTACCACCACAAACCAGCTTCTTTAAACTACAAGTTAGAGATGATAAACTTGGTGTAGAATTTCCAAGAGAAGTTAGAAGTGAATTAGATTTATCCTTTTCTAAGATGGAGAGGATGGTCATGGATTATATCAGTGCCTCTAATGATAGAGTCGTTGTCCACCAAGCTCTGAAGCATCTTATTGTTTCAGGTAATGCACTGATATTTATGGGCAAAGATGGTCTGAAAAATTATCCCTTAAATCGTTACGTAGTTAATCGTGATGGTAACGGAAACATTTGTGAGATCGTAACAAAGGAACTGATAAGTAGAAAGATACTAGGTCAAGACCTGCCAGTACCTTTACCTAATCCTGTAGGGGATGATGGTAACAAGTCAGGGTCTGATGATCAAGACGTGGAAGTGTATACTTACGTCCGACTCGATGATAATGGTAGATGGGTATGGCATCAAGAAGCATTTGATAATATATTACCTGGTAGTCGCAGCACGGCTCCGAAGAATACTTCTCCCTGGTTAGTATTGAGATTTAATACTGTTGACGGAGAAGATTACGG